TTACCGCCGCAATCGTTCCGGCTTCTTCCAGTGGTAAGTAATTTTCTCTTTCTCCCGATACATCTCAACGCGGCGACGGTAGGCCAGCATTTCAAGAACGCGGATCCGTATGTTGCGCATATCTACATCGTTAAGCTGGATACCATCACGGCGCATCACCTCAGCAACCACACGCGCATAATTTTCGGCGGTCACGCTGTCCGGCTGCGCGGCCTGTTCGTCAGCCTGCTGGCTGATTCCGGCAACGCGGCGGATTAATCCCAGTATTTCGGCCTCTGTCATGCCTGGAACCTCATTCACACCCCGTTAAATTCTTCCAGTTTTTCGCGGTGGCTGTCGCTTATATCAAAAGCAAAATCTTCATGCTCTGCCTGGAATGTGCCAAACGCCATCAGTGCCGCCACGCTCGGGTCTATCTTGTTCGGTGATTTTTTCTTGTTTGGCTTGATATTGGCGTTCGCGTCACTCTGCATCACGACGTTACTCATCGACCACGACAACACCGGATCATCACGATGGACTATCACCCTGCGGTTAACAAAAACTTCGAACGATTTCGCCGCCGGACTGAATCTCAGATAGGTTTGCGGGAACGGCTCAACCTCAAACCCTGCCCCCTGTAATTGCGTCCTGAGATGCGTGGCGTTCCACGTATCAAAGCCCACCAGCCTGATATCAAATTTTTCCGCGTCCTCCATGATGTCATCGCGGATCCGGTCGTAATCAATGCAGTCGCCCGGCGTTATCCGCAACCAGCCCGATTTAGCCCACTGGCGATAAATGGCCCGGTTCTTGTTGGCGGGGTTCTGTAGCTGAAATTCCGGCAGATAGTGACGGGAAAGCAGCATAATTTTTTTGCCGACCGGAAAGGCATAGCACACGCTGGAAATGTCGCTTGTGGATGACAAATCAAGCCCCGCGTAACATTCCTGGCCGTGTAAATCTTCCTCTGTGAACGTTCCGGCACACTCAGCCCACGCCCCGTTACCCATCCACGGGGTGGCCCCCTGGCACCAGATGTTAAACCGCTTTGTCATCATCTCCACCCACTGCGACGGAATACCCCGCGCTTTCTGGATGGTTGAGGCCAGTTTTTCACGATCAACGGAAACATCGATATTGGGATTCGCCTTTATCCACATCGCCGGATCGTCAACCTCGTTTTCATCGTCCAGCTCGTAAATCAGCACAAAAAGCGATTCGTTGACCTCTTCGCCGTCCAGGATCTGGCAGCAATAATCATAGTGCTGCTTACAGGCTGAAACGACGTTACTTCCCGATGTGGTAATGGCAAATAACAGCCCTTCGGGACGTGCACCCATCCCCAGCTCAAGCGCGGAATAAACGCCGTTATCGGGGTGCAGGTGATATTCGTCCACAATGGCAAGACTCGGGTTTGTCCCCTCGATGGTTGCCGCTTTTGCTGCCAGCGGCTTTAACAGGCTGTTGGTTTTCGGGTGTATCACCTTGTGGGCCTGAATATTCACCCGCCTGCGTAACGGTCGGGATAAAAGGCACATCTGACGCGCATCATCAAACACGATCCGTGCCTGGTCACGGCTCACCGCTGCGGTGTAAATATCCTGCTGCCCGTTCTCCATAATCAGAAACCAGTCAGCCAGAATCGCGGCGGTCGTGGATTTCGCATTTTTTCGCGGTACTTCGATAAAAGCGCTCGAGTATTTGCGCCGTCCGGTGGCCTTAACCTTAAAACCCAGGATGCACGCAAAGGCGAACTGCTGCCACGGCTCCAGCTCAATGGGTCTGCCACGCAACGGCCCTTTTACGTGCGGGCACACCCTTGAAAAGGCAATAAACCGCTCCACAACCTCACTATCGAACGTGTAAAGGGGACTTTTAAGGTCCGAAAAGTACCGTTTAACGGCCTGTTTTAACCGTTTACAGGCCGGAATTTTGCCCGTTTTTACGTCTTCTGCGTACTTATTCCAGGTGGTCAAGCTCGTCCTCTTCTTCTGTTTCCGGTGGATTTTTACGGCGGCTTATCGGGTCAAAACCAAGCAAGGAGGCCATTTTTATCATCACTCTTTCAGCGTCGGATTTCGCGCTTAATGCGGGGTTTCTGCTCTCTCCGCCCTGACTGTTAACAATGCTGAACCCGCGTGCCGCAAGGTCTGCGACGGCTTTCCTGTATATCGAGTAGTTGACGCAATACAGTTCGAGATTACTCCAGTCGGCGGGGGTGAGGTCTCCCCGTTCCGCAAGCTGGCGCGATTTTTCCCGCCACTGCTTTACGGCGATGTCATCAAGGTAGGCGGGGGCTTTCGGTGGTCTTGCCATGTTTATTTTTCGTCAGATTATTTTTCAAAAAATTCCCGTGCATAAAAATTTGAGGAGGCGTTCGGTGCCCGGCGGGGGCGGGTTTGTCCTGAAAACGCCCCCCACCCCGTCATACAGCCTCATCAGCGATTGCGGAAACATTCCATAACCTCGCAGTCACGGTCGGTTAATCGCTTCGCTGTGATGCGTTCTGCGCGTCCTGACGCTTTATCTTTATGCCCTGTTTCCTGTGTCTTCCATGCGTCACGCTGCCTTATAAGTCCACGGATAAGGCGGTTTTGTTCCCGCTCATTCATCAGCGTCATACATCCAGTTATTGCGGTTAGCGGCCCGTTCTTCCTCTTCACGAAATCCACCTGCGGCACGCTTGCTTTTTGTTGCCGGATCAAGCCATTTCGTTTTCTGGTTATGGCACGCCTGGCACAATGGCTGATGGTTCCATTCGGGCCAGAAGAGAACATCATCACCGCCATTAATCGGGATAATGTGATCCACCACCACGGCGGGCGTATATATCCCCTTCTCAAGGCATCGCACGCATAACGGGTTTTTACTCAGATACATGGCGCGGTATTTGTCCCACTGTCTGGAGTACCCACGCGCGCGGCGGTGTCCTCGTCTGGCATCCTCTGCACGCCATGCCGCCCGCCTGTGCTCCTCACACTTGCCGGACTCCACGCGCCTGTTACAGCCTGGTTCTGTGCATCGTCTTAATGGTTGCCACGGCATCAGTACACCCCCACATCACGGTAAGCCGTCCAGAGTGCACCAATCGTCATGGGTACGCGTGTTTTTGCGTTATCCGCGACAATCTGGCGATTTTCATACAGGTGAGCGATAAACATCATGCAGCCAATCTTTATGGCTGGCGTGAACTCCAGCCCGTCATCAAAGCGCCTGCCTATGTGTATCTGGCACGCCTCAAGCGATGCGGCGATGTATCCGCTGATTAACTGGTCTTCCTCGTCGCCATCGATGCGGCAATGGAGTTTCACTTCTTCCAGGGTGATAAGTTCTTCTGTCATTTTTCCGCGCCCTCACGACAAAGAATTTCAAGGCGTGTCCTGGCGGCATCCGGCAGCGGCTGCCCGATGATATTCAGTACACGCCCCGCCAGCGGCCCCGTATTGACCTTTATCCGGCTGGTGGCGTTGATGTCCTTCCTGTAGCGTATCCATATCCTTACCGTTCCAGTCGCCAGTTCTGCACCCGATGAAATGGCCTCCTTGCTGCTGATCATGTTCACGCTTGCCCAGAGTGTGTGACCGTCCACCCACGTTTCGAGTATTTCGCCGGTTATATCCCTGGTCTGTTTCAGGGTCTGAATCGTTATCCTGTCACGCAGTCGCCCTATGTTCATTCCGGTTTTTCTCCCTCGCTGATTTTTACTTCCTGTTTCCATGCCTGGCTGAACTCATCACCACCATCACGCGGGGACAGCCCTTCACGTTCGCGGGCTTCGTTCGGGCACATAACGCCGGATTTGATGCCGCGTTCATAGGTGGCAAAGCGTTCGCCAGGTGTGGCCCGTAACAGGTCCGCGCTGTCAAACTCCACCTGATACCGGATACCAGGTACAGGCGAGGCCACCAGCAGGGCGTTTTTTATCTGCTGCTCAAAGTTCGCCAGCCACGGGCGCATCGTCATGGTGAGAAATGCGCGGCTTGCCTCGCTGAAATTGCTGTAGGTGCTGTTGCTGTATTCCTGCAAAAAAATCGGCGAGACGTTGAACATTCGGGCGATGTCTTCAATGGTGAAGCGACGGGAGGCCAGCCATTCAGCATCCTGATTACTCATGCCCAGCTGCTGATAGCTCATACCCCCTTCAAGGATGGGCGTTTTTCCGGCGTTTCTGGCCCCTTTGTAGCGTTCCAGTGCGGCTAATGCCTGTTTACCCTTCACGCCGTCCAGCCACTCGCCTGACGTGATAACCCCTGCCGCCATCATGCCATCACGCATCACGCTCGCGCCGTGGCGTTGTTGGGCCAGCCCAAGCCCCAGCGATTCGCGGCAGATGGTTACAGGTGAGCGCCCCATAAAACCGTCATCCGTGGAGTAACGAAGGTGGAGAACCTCCCACGGTAAATAGTTGCGGGTGTTTCCGGTGTAGGCGTCAGTGATGCAGTAGCGCCAGTTATGCTCACCTGTCTGCTCCACGTTCACCGACTGCGGCGGGTAAGGATGTAAAGCCACCGGAAAACCATCACGCCCCCACCGAATCACCGCATAAGCATTACCGTTTAACAGGCAGTGGCGGATCATCATTCGCTTAAACTGGTAGGGGGTTTGCCATGCGTTCGGGCGCTCGTTGAGGATGTGATCGACCGGATGAGAATCAAGCCACTCTCGGGCCTCCTTCCCCTTCTCATTGCGTACCAGGTACAGGTAACACGGCATGGTAGCCACCGCCTCAGAGATGACCGTGACGGCGTTCATGACGGCGGGCAGTGATTCCGCTGTCCCCGATGATACGTACTCACCCGCCCCCGTGTTCGATGTGCCAGCCAGCGCCATAAACTCATCAAGCGTCATGCTGCGCTGCTCTTTTTTTCTTCTGAAAGGCCACATATCACACCCCCGCTAAATCCGCCCACCAGCGGCGATTATCCGCACGAGGCATTTTTTCAGGGTGCTGCTCATACAGGGAACGGCGGGCCAGCTCCACGCCGGAATCAGGGTAAGCCGGTACGGATGTCACGGTAATTTCGTACAGTTCCGCTATCAGTACAGTACGCACACATGGATCGACTGTCGTATCCCATACATCCTTACGGGAACGAAAGCCAAAGCTCATGCCCGAGATGTCACCACGTTTAACCAGTTCGATAACGTCCCGCCCTGTGCTGGTATCCGGTGGGATCAGTTCAAAACGTAACCCTGTGTCATCCTCTTCCAGTCTCAGCGTACCGGAACGGGTGCGCCCCAGTAACATGCTGTGGTCATGCTCATACAGGCCGCGAACGTCATTACCCACCGCAAGCCATTCAGTAAACGCCCCCCGCTGGAATTTTTCGTAAAATTCGCCCCATAGCAGTTCTGAAAGGTTATCCCAGCGAACAACGTAGCCCGTAAGCGTGTTGCTGCCGCTGGTGGTGATTTCCGATGACCGGATTTCCATACTCATCATAATTTTTTCACCTGTAAAACAGAGAAGGGGCTTTTTAGCCCCTTCGGTGTGCTGTTAATCGTCGTCCTGCGGCAGTTCCAGAATCTTTATAGCGTTCGAATCCACCACGCCACCGCCTAAATATTTCTGCGTGAAAATTTTGATAAAGCCCGGCTCTGTGAGGTTGTCCGGTCTGGTGCGAACACCTGTTTCGTGATCAACAATGTAGTAACCGCGTTTGAAGTCACCCAGGGCAATAACGTTATCAGGCATAAACTCCAGATATTCGACCGGAAGGCCCAGCAACGTATCAGGATCACCCGCCTGTAAACGGTCGCGCCAGATGTAATCACCGTTCGCGTTCTTCACCTTCTGGAGTTTTGCCGCCGTCGTGGAGTTAACCACCCAAACCGCGTTTTTGCGGTATTTTTTACGTAATGCAAATTTCAGGTCGATCAGCGGGTCCGCAGATGTCCACGCCAGAGATTCGGAAGGTTTAATTACCTGCAACGTACCAAAATCACGCTCTTTGTCGTTCTTCTCTGCACGGGGTACGGATAAAAAACCTTTTGCTTTTTTGTCACCGTCGCCCACAACCAGATCGCTTTCTTCGGTTTCCGTGAAGGTGTCGCCAATCTCGCCCGTCAGCCATGAAAGGATGTCCACATCGGAAAAATCCACGATTTCCTGCGTGGTGCGCGGGTACGCATAGACCGGATACAGCTTAATGCTCACCTCGTTAATCTGCGGGGTGCTGGTCTGTTCGCGTGCCTTACCCTCTTCACCGTGGTTAACGGTCGCACCGCCAGCGGAAACAAGCTGCTTAAACTCGTTGCTGCTGATTTTCTTCACGGTACAGATGCGGCGCATGGTGGATTCATCCGTCAGCATTCGCATGATTTCGGTGTTCAGTTCGGGGATAACGGTATAACCACCATCAGCGGGAACGCCTGTACTCAATGCGCGGGTTTCACCTGTCAGAATGTAGTGACGTAGTTCGGCGGGGTCAGTGGTCTGGCTGTTTTTGCCTGGTTTACTGCGCTCTTCGTCAGCAACGGCCTCAAGGCGGGAGATGTCTTTATCGAGGGATTCAGCTTTAGCGCGTAATTCGTCAAATTTTGCGCCCTCAGCATCGTTAAGGCTGCGGTTTTCTTTTTCCGCGTTCTCCAGCATGTCGCGCATCTGATTTTTAATGGCGGTTTTCTGCTGGCGTAATTCGATTATTCTCGGCATAAAAAAAGTCCTGAAGTTAAGTAAGGAACTCCAGGACGCGGCAAACACTCAACCGTTTTTCATAAGGAAATCAGCAATCGCACCGATCGTTTTCCCGCCTGGTAATGAATATTGGCGAGCACATTAACAGGCGGGAAAGTGGCCCCAGCGTCCTGGCACCACGGGCGAGAATAATCATGATTCAGTTCGGGTAAAATATGCCGATCCGGTCAGCGAACAACGTGGAACAACCACGAACAAATAATTTACAAAACATGACAAAAAGCCGGATTGCTCCGGCTGTGTGATTATCTGTCCTGGTAATTTCGCCATATTTCATCACCAGCACCATCCATACCCATTTCGGCATAAGTGCGATCGACCGCCTTTTTCAGGTCTCCGTAATTATCCGGCGGCTCCGGTGGCCTCTGTGCCTTCCTGGAACATTCCAGCCGTCGCATCGTAACCTGATGCCGTTCCTTGTCTGTCTCCACCAGTTGCATGACTTCACCCCATCGCGCCGACGCTCTCCGGTAAAAGCCTTTCGCCTCCAGTTCTTCCGCTATGCGGTCATGTACCATCGTCCCCACCCCTCAGAACGGAATATCATCACCGTAAGGGTCATCGCCTCCCGCTGGTGGCTGATTACCCTGTGTGCCTGTGGTCTTGCGTCGGCTCCCACCAGGACGTGCCGCACGGGCACTGATTACGCTGTCTGCAATAACCTGATAACCCTGCCGCGTTTCCCCGTTCTGTCCGGTCCACTGGCTGACCTGCATCGTGCCGGATACGCTGGCAACGTCGCCTTTTTGATGTTTAGCCAGGAAGTCGGCCTGCTTACCAAATGCGATGACCGATAGCCATAACGTCGCCTGTCCATCCTGTGCCTGGCTGCATGGCAGCGATACCGCCATACGCGCCAGCGTCATCGGTGTACCCTTGCTGGTCTGTTTTACCTGCGGGTCGTCCACCAGCCGCCCGTAAGCTGCAATTTGTGCTGTCATATTGCCACCTCAGTGAAGCGATCCGGCGTTATTCTTTTTCATCTCTTCCATCATTTTTTCAGTGAGCATTACGCACTGAAAACCCATGTTTTTGATGTCTACGGGTTTCATGCCTTTGTCAGTGGATATCACAGGCAGAATATCCTGATACACATCGCGGTCAGGGTAACTAAGCACACAAAGCGCCCATGATGCCACGGGTGAGGATCCTTCGTCTGTTTCAACCCACCAGCCTGGTGTAGCTGCGCTTATTTGCTGAATCGTGATCCGTCCGTTGTGCTTGTAAAGTTTTTCACCAAATTTTGGTTCGCTCATGATTTCAACTCTCCGGTTTTAACGTTGATGGTTGTTACCTGTTCCGCTTCGGCAATCTCCCGTTCTGTCAACGTGGCAAAGTTTGCCGCTGCTGTGGTCATGAATGCGCTTATCAGGTCGGGATGTTCCTTCGCGTATCCTTCCCCTACGTGTCGGTCTATCGTTCTGATTGCCACCTTTAAGGCCAGCTCTGTTATATCTAACGCTTTATATTTCGGCTCTGTTCTGTCTCTGCGTGTTCTGGTCATTTGCCACCTCAATTTATATATATATAGAAACATGTGCGGGTTATGCGGGTTATTGGGTTATCTTAGCGTGCTAACCATTTTTTACCCTTTTATATCAGCATGTTGCAAAACACCCTGTTTATTATTTGCTCACCACGTAACCCGCAAAACGCTCAAAATAACCCGCAAACGGGGTTTTTTCTGCGGGTTACGCATGACTGTCCGGTGTTACTTCAGTTATTCGCCTGCGGGTTATAATCGTGCTTTTGCGGGTTATAAATGCCCTTTTGCGGGTTACGTGCGGGTTATTGATTTCCTTTATATTCATACACTTAATACACTTATACACAGGATAACCCGCATAACCCGCAATTTTTTTCCTCACACAGGGGATTAATCTTCATCATCAGGCTGGAACATCAGCACGTAAAAAACATGCTGCTTACCCCCAATCTTGCCCAGCGCCTTTTTTTTGTATCGGCGATCGCTTCCCTTCTCCAGCATTCCGGCAGCATCCAGGGCACGCGCAAAATGCGCCGGATTAAATCCCTTCGCTATCTCACTCTCAAACACGTGCGGGAACGTGTAATAGCGCATCTCGTCATCTTCGTTGCGAATGCTCCCTTTTCTGTATCCGGCAAGCTCTTTAATCGGTAAATCACGCTCATCTGTATTGGGGTACGGAAGGTAGCGGCTAAACCCAAACGACGACAAAAACGCCTCAGCCTGTTCAACCATCTGTTTAAATTCCCTGTTACCCGTGCCGAACTCCTTCACCCAGGCATTAAAGTTATGCTGTATCGCGTCGCGGCATTCCTGCACGACCCAGCCAGTTACATGACCGGAAAGCACAAGCGCGGCCTCCAGTATGGCGAAACGTTCACCCACGCGGTGGACCTGCTCGCCGTAACTCTCCGGTATCAGGTTGCGCCACCGTTCGCGGCATTCCCTTACCGTGTCCTTTGCCTCCTGCTGGTGGCCTGCCAGCCATTTAACCCACTCACGACCCGCCGCCCCGTGATTTGCTGTCCAGGCATCCTTTAACGCGTCAGCATGTTCCTTACCGTTGCTGTATTCGTGAAATTTCGTGGCTTTTTCCATCGGAACGTTAAGCAGTCGGACAAGCTGCCCCGCCTTAACTTTTATCCCCTCACTTTTGAGGAATGTCTCAACGTCCATTTCTCCGGTGCTGATTGCCACCGTTCGCCAGTGTTTGATCTCCCTGTTGCCGCCATCCTTCGCCCCCTGCAATTTCCCTGAACCGTTAAACAGCGTATAAGCAGACGTTGACACTTCCCGCGCATTTCCGGCCTGGCCTATCTCATCCAGTGGTAAAAGCCCGTCATTATGGGCCTCGGCCTCATTGGCAATACCTAACGCCGTGCCGTACCAGGTCAGCCGCTGCGCGTCCGGCTCTCCCCATAAACTTGATGCGATGTTCTGCGTGGTGGTCTTACCTGCCGATGACTGTTCGAAAAGATGCACCCCGAAGCCGTCAGCACCCACAAGGCCAATTAAAGGCGCTGCCAGTGACGTTGCCACACCCAGTATCATTGAGGCATTACCGCCAGCCAGCCGCGCCACGCTGTCGCGCCAGCCATCCGCCGTGCCCGCCACGGAATAACCGTTAATCGCGGCGCTTTTTCCGGTAAACAGGATCGGTTTTTCAGATTCACCAATGATCGAACCGTCCGGCATGATGTACGCGCCAAAATGCCAGCCCGTTGTTGTGCTTAACTGCCATTCCTCATGGCTTCCGCTTAACTGCATCCAGTCCGCCAGGATTGCCCTGTATTTGCCGTTGGTTGTCACGTTCAGCCCGTGATCTTTAAGTAACCGCCAGCCGTCACGGTCGCCGATACCACCACACGGGATCGCCATTGTGATGACTTCATGGTTTGCGGTTTTTTTCCAGCGCATCACGCGGTAATGCTCTTTACCGATCGTCCCCGTTCCCAGTAGTTCAAGCGGAGAACATAACCACGTCTCAGGCCGGATAATTTCGCCTGACTGCTTATCCACTTTGGGCGTTACCCAGAAAACACCATCGGCGCGACTTTCAACGCGTGGCTTTAATTCGTCATCGCTATGGCTTCCGGTATCTTTTTTCTTTACCGGAAACTCAATAACCAGACCATCAGAAAGATTCTGCCGCTCACGGGCCAGATATTCGCGCCAGTTCTCCACCTTCTGACCGTGCATACCCTCAGGATAAAAATTTGCATCCTGTACACCAGCCGCCGCCAGCTTTTGACCAATCGCCTTGAT